TATATATTAAAATATGCCCATTACTGTTAATTTTCGAGGTCGACCACCTAAAATTCAAAAAATAAATAAAGCCTATGTAATAAATTATAATCCTAATGATACTGATGTTAAACTAGATGACAATTATGTGAATACATTTATAACAAATTATAAAAAAGCAATAACCACATTAGATAGTCAAGGCATTTTAGAAATGCCGGATTGTACTAGTGCTGTTTATTTTGGAATTGAGTTAAATAATATTAATAATACTCAAATTATTAATGATGATGCTCAAATTAATTCTTATACAATAGAAAGAATAAAAGAAATAAATAAAGAAGAAATAAATGAAGAAAAAAATGGTACAAGTGGTCCATGTATTAATATGATTAAATATACAAAAATATGTGATTCAGCAATTATTCCATGTAAATTTATAATAAATTCAATAAGAGAATTCGATTCAGCAATTATTCCGTGTAAATTTATAATAAATTCAACAAGACAAATTGATTCACAAATTGATTCACAAATTGATTCACAAATTGTAAAAAATCAATTAGCCGCAGAAAAACCATTAACTGTTCCCCCGATTCCAATCGCACAAAACCAATCATTCGCAACGCAAGGATTTGGAGAAAAACCAAGAACACCAGCAGTAGTCACACCCTTAGAAAACCAATCAACTGTTCCCCCGAATCCAATCCCACAACAAGTAAAACCAGTAGTAACATCATCAAAACCAATCAAAAAATTATCATCCGCACCCTCAGAAAACTCATCAACTGTTCCCCCGAATACAAACGCAATCCCACAACAAGTAAAACCAGTAATAACATCATCAAGACCAAAAAAATAATTATCATCCGTACCCTCAGAAAACCAATTATCTGCAACGCAAGGATTTGGAAAAAACCAATCATCCTCAAAAAAAATAATAAAAAAACAATAAAAAAATACCACAGAACAAAACCAATTACCCTAGTCCCTAAAAAAATTAATAATATAACTATTTAGGAATAAACCAATAAATTCCGTATTCTATATATTTCATTTTTAATAATTGCAGTTGTGATAAAAAAAAATATTCATCATTTTTATTAACACTACACGTTATAGTATATCTCTTTGGATTACTAATTATTTGTTCCCTTTCAAGTTCTTCGTTAATTTTTTGAAGTATACGAGAAAAAATTGGGTCATTTTGTAAACTCCTAGGAAAACTAATTTCATACTGAACTTGTCCTTGTTGTTGTTGAACTTGTTGTTGTTGAACTTGTTGTTGAACTTGCCCTTTTTTTTTAAATTTTGGTTCTTCCATATTATATAAATATACTTATATTTTTATATAAAAATTTTATTAATATAAAAAATATTATACCACTATTTTGTATAATGCCAAAAAGATATTTTTCAAAAACAAAAAAACATAGAAAACATAGAAAAAGGGGTGGAGGTGATGATTATGATATAGAGCAAGGACCAGTAATACCTGTTGTACCATTAAGAAGAATACCAACTGATCCTATTAGAAAAAGAGAAGAATTAGGAAGAAATTTTACAAAGAGTATGCCAGCAGCTGAAGCTGAGGCATTTTTTAGTGGTCCTACTCCTGAGGGTACTCAAAGAATGGAACGTTCAATGATGGGAATGGAAGATAAAGAAGACCCTGATATTGCAGCATACACCGATTATAGCGATATGCCTTTATTTTCAGAAGGTGGAAGAAGACGAAAAAGTAGAAAAACTAGAGGAGCTAGAAGAAAAACTAGACGAGTTAGAAGGAAAACCAAAAGATATCATAGAAAATAAATTATAATATATAATATAATATTTATTATATATAATATAATATTTATTATATACAATGGCAGGTGCTGAAGATTTTGTTATTACCGATACACAAGCAAGAGATATATTTAGAACTAACAATCCACAAGGAAATAGCACTTTTTGGATTGTTACAAAACGTTATTTTGATAGTGTATTTTTGTGTCCTTATGATAGAGAAAATAAGGAAATAACGGGTAATTTTATTATAGTATCATTAGATGATTTAAATCGTGATTACACTTATGTTCCTCGAAATAGTTCTGGTGGAAGAAAATCTAAAAAAAGTAGAAAAAGTAGAAAATCTAGAAGAAGAAAAGTTAAAAAATCTAGAAGACATTAATTAATTATAAAAAGTATTTTAATTTTATAAAAATTATAAAATTAAATATATTTTCGCTCACACCAGGGGTCGAACCTGGGACCTTTCGCTTAACAGGCGAATGCTCTAAAACCAACTGAGCTATGCGAGCACTATTTTTGCTAGTTTCATTGTTTTAAATTTGACTTTTAAATAAAATTGCTGTATGAAACTAATTTGTCACCGAATCAGGGGCTCGAACCCTGGGCCACCAGCTTAAAAGGCTGGCGCTCTACCGACTGAGCTAACCCGGTTTTATTTAGAATACTGTTTTCATTTATACGCGCTCTCCCTCTGAGCTACAGTCCATATGAACTGGGTGGTTTCGATCCACCGACATCGTGCTTATGATGCAAAATAAAATTGCTGTACGAAAACAAATTGCGATAGTCTGATTTATATTATTCTATCACATATATAAATGTTATTTGTTTTTAAGTTGTTTTAATAAATATATAATATGTTAAATAATATACAACTGATATAAAAATAAAAATTTATTAATATTAAATGGGTTATATTTATAAAATAATTAATAAGGTAAATGGAATGATATATGTGGGTCAAACTATACAATTTTTAGAAGAAAGGTGGAAACAACATCGCAAAATAAGTAGTAATTGTTTTTATTTAAAATCAGCTTTTAAAAAATATGGTATAGAACAATTTGAATTCAAAATGATTTGTATTTGTTTTGATGAAGAACTAGATAAATTTGAAATACAATATATGAAATCATTTAATTCTATGGTACCGAATGGTTACAATTTAAGAAATGGTGGAAATTCAGGACGACAACACGAAGAAACTAAAAAGAAAATATCAGAAACATTAAAAGGTAGAACTGATATTATTAGAACAACACCACAATTAGGTAAGCCTCATACTGAAGAAATTAAACAACAAATTTCTAATGCTTTGAAAGGAAGAACTGATATTATTAGAACAAAATCTTATAATTGGATTGGTAAACATCATACTGAAGAATCCAAAAATAAAATGAGAGAATCTCATAAAATAAAAATTAATCAATATGATTTAGATAATAATATTATTCAATCTTTTAATAGTATAAGTGAAGCTGCAATAGAAACTGGGATTGATAGAACTGTTATTGGTAAATGTTGTAAAAATATACGTAAAACAGCAGGTGGTTTTAAATGGCAATATTTATAAAAGTATTTAAATATTTTAATTATATAAAAATATTTAATTTATAGCAGGTGATGGTTACGATCCATCGATCTTCAGGTTATGAGCCTGACGGGTTACCTCTTCCCCAACCTGCTTTACAGATTTTATATTTTACAGGTTCCAGGTTTTTAATTTTAAATGAAAATTTTTATTTGCTGTATGGAACCTCAATATAATAATATATTATATTTTTCTAAATATAAATATTATTATAGTTTTTTTATTTTTATTTGAGAGGCTATATTACTTTCTTCCTCTACATACTAATATATGAGTTGTCTTTAAATTGTTTATTATAATATATATTGTAAATGGCTTAAAGCAGAAAAGCTTATGTTTTTTCCAATAAATGGCATTTATTTTATTTTATTTTTATATTATTTATTAATAAGTAATTGAATTATTTATTAATATTAGGTCTTACTGGGAGTCGAACCCAGGTCGCGAGATTCAAAGTCTCGAGTGCTAACCACTACACTATAAGACCACTAGTTGTTTTGCTATTTCCGTTTTATTTTTAATATGTAAAATATGATTTTGCTGTATGGAAATAATTGTTTTGCATGAGGTGGGGTTCGAACCCACGAACAAAAAATGACGAGCTCTTAAGGCACGCGCGTTTTTATGGGCTATTTATTTGGAGCTACTAAATGCGGCTTTATCCAAATAAGTGTAACTGACCACTTCGCTACCCATGCTGTAAATTCTCTTAGTGCTAGTTTCATTTGGTTTTTATAATCTTAAAATAAAAATTGCTGTATGAAACTAATGGTAACATTTTATTACATATTAATTATATGAGCTGTCTTTAAATTGATATTTTAAAATAATATAAAAATAAAACAATAATTATTATAAATGGGATATATTTACAAAATTACTAATACTATAACAAATAAATGCTATATTGGTGAAACCAAACAAATTAATCCTGAATCAAGATGGAAAGAGCATAAAAATACAATTAAAAATGGAACTGGATGTCCTGCTCTTCGAGACGCAGTTAAAAAATATGGAATTGAAAATTTTAAATTTGATATTTTATTAATATGTTTTGATGAAGACCGCTATAAATATGAAATTGAATATATAAAAAAATATAATTCACAGATTCCAAATGGATATAATATTTTATGTGGTGGACCAGGCGGTGGGTTTGAAGGAAAAATACATTCAGAAGATACAAAAACACGAATGAGTAAATATATGAAACAAAAATATATTGATAATCCTGAATTAAAAAAAGAAATATCTAAAAGAAATAAAATACTAATGAACTCTGAAATTATTAAAAATAAAATTAGTCAAGGAATGATAAATTCTAAAAAATATCAACAAATGATAACAGATAAAAAAGTTGGAAATATTAACAATACTCTTCATACTGAAGAGACTAAAAATAAAATTAGAGAAAGTGTTAAAAAATATTATAATGAAAAACATCATATTAATATAGTTAAACATAGAGAAGCAATGGCTAAATCAGTAGGTATTAAAATAAGTCAATATAATTTAAATAATATATTAATTAATACATTTATTAGTTTTGCTGATGCTTCCAGACAAACTGGAATTCCTAATAGTACAATAAAGAAATGTGTAAAAGATAATAAACCCAATAGAGGATTTATTTGGAAGAAAGAATAAAAGTATTTAAATATTTTTATTAAATAAAATATTTAAATTTGCGCAATCTGGGGCTTGAACCCAGGGTCTCCGATTTACTTATTTCAAAATGAAAATATAAGAACGGTGATTTAACCAACTAATCTAATCGCGCTTACATTTTACCGATCCACTTGGGAGTTGAACCCAAAATCTCGCGTTTAGAAGACGCGCGCATTATCCAATTTTGCCAGTAGACCTTGTGCTAGTTTCATTTGAGTTGATACGTGAAGTCAAAAAATTGCTGTATGAAACTATATCTGATTAATGCCCTATAAATAAAAAATTAGTACAATGAAATAAAATGATTAATATGATATTTACTTATCTTTTCTTCTTGTTTTCTGAATTCTGGTCCT